GTGGTTATACAGGTGTTGAAGTAGAAGCACCAGTTTTACCAGGTCGTTATGATTTAGGAAATACTAAAAGAGCAGAACTAACAGGAAAACAACTAGGTTCTGGTATGACTTTGTTAAACACATTAGAAGAATCATTAGATTTATCAAAAGAAGTAAATATGATTTTTGAAGATGAACAATTTAAAGCTAAATCAAAAGAAACCGGTAGAGTGATTGTTTATAAGTCCAAAGATAATATGGACAAAGCAATTAAAAGTGGAAGAGCAGAACCCTTAGATAAAAAAGACAATAAAGTAAAGGGAACAAATGTGTTTAAAAAACCACAAGATAATTGGGAAAGAATAGACGACAAGTCTAATAGAGTTAAATCAAAAGATTATACTGAAGAACAATATGAAGATGAAACAGGTGAATATTTTGAAAACGACAAAACAATGAAAACAATTCCTAATTTGTTTAAAGATAAAAATGATATGATTGACAAAATGAAATCAGCAAGAAGTGTTTATTTATCATCAAACAAAATGGAATTTATGGACAACACAGATGTTGGTGATATTTTAAATTCAGATAATGCATTAGAGTTAGGAAAACAACGAGCAAAAGAATATGGAAAAGATTGGAATAGATTAGAGAAAGCAATTAATAGTGGAAATCCAGTCCCACCACCTATTGCAGTAAAAGATAAAAATGGAGATTATTATTTATTAGCTGGAAATACAAGATTAATGTCATATACCGCATCAGGTAAAAAACTTCCTATAAAAGTTATTGATTATGACGGAGAGTTTCAATATAATGAATCAATCCACGAGTGTATAGCATTTTCTAAAAAGTTTGGTAATGATATTGTGATTGGAAAAAATCGTGATAGAAACTATACACCAAAATTAAAAGTAGTTAGAGAAATAAGTGGTAATGGTATTGAAGTTTGTTATGTTCAAGACCAAGATACAGATTGGTCAGAAGGTATGAATTCAAATGGTGTTGGATTAGTTAATTCAGCATTGTTCGTAAAAAGAGATGAAAAAGACTTTGATAAAGCAAAGAAAAAGAAAGCTCCTTCCAAAGACGGAATTCGTATTAGACACGCATTATCAAAAGATACTTTTACAGAAGTGGTTAAATCATTAATAAAATTTGATACTGGTGTAAAAGGACACACACTAGTTAGTAATGGTAAAAAATTAGTTGTGATTGAAAATACAAGTAGAACTAAACCATTAGTAAAAATACACGACATTGATAAATCATCAATCGTTAGAACTAATCACGGAATTGAACACCCTGAACAAGGATATACAAGAGGACCAGATAGAATATCATCTGAATTAAGATTAAAAAACGCCAAAGAATTAATCGATAAAGAAAAAGAATACAAAAAAGTATTTCCATTATTTTACAACGATACACAAAGTAAAGGCCCTAAATTTGATTTAGTAAGAGCTCAGAACAAATTGTGGACATCAAGTCAAATCTTAATGAACTTAAATAAAAAACAATTAATACTTTATTTAATTCCTGGAGCAGTAAAGTTTATTGGTGTTGAAAACAAATTACCAAAAAATTACGAACCAAAAATTAAATTAGATGTTCGTCAATATGAACACGGCCCTAGTGATAAATACGATACATTTGTAACCACAGACAAAACACCAAAGAAAAGTGCAATAAAAGACAAAAGTATTAATGAAAATCTTTTATTAGAGGGTGGAGCATACGGACATATGGCACACCCATTTGATGATAACAAATTAACTTTTGCTGATTTAAAAAAGATTATTAGATTAGGTTTATCAGGTGAATTAAATCGTGAAGATAATGTAACGGAAAAAACTGACGGACAAAATTTAATGATTACTTACCGAGATGGTAAAGTTTTAGCGGCAAGAAACAAAGGACAAATTAAAAATCGTGGACAAAACGCACTTGATACTAATGCAGTAGCTCAAAAGTTTAGTGGTCGTGGTGATATAAAAGATGCGTTTGTATTTGCTATGAAAGACCTAACAAGAGCAATAAATAGTTTGAGTGATAAACAAAAAGACAAAATTTTTAAAAATGGTGAAATATTTATGAATTTAGAAATCATTTATCCAGCTTCATCAAATGTAATAGATTATGATAAACAAATATTACAATTCCACAATTCAATTCAATACGATAAAAATGGTAATGCAGTTGGTGAAGTAAAAGGTTCTGGTAGAATGTTGCAAGGTATGATTAAACAAGTAAATCAAGATATTGGAAAACACTTTAGAATAATTAAACCAAGAGTTTTAGATTTACCAAAAAAAATTGATTTTGGGAAAAAAGTTGATATTTATAATAAGAGAGTAGATAAATTAAAAAACCAATACGGATTAAAAGATAACGACACATTAGGTAAATATCATCAATCTTTTTGGGAAGAATTAATTTTTAATGCAGGACAACAATTTGGTTATAAAATTTCTAAAACAATTTTAAAGAAATTAACTAAAAGATGGGCGTTTTTTGATAAAAGTTATAAAATACCACAAATAAAAAATGACTTAAAAAAACACCCAGAATTTTTAAACTGGGTTATGAATACAGATAAACAAAACCACAAAGCAATGGTTAAGAAAAATATGTTACCATTTGAAAAGATTTTCTTTTCAGTAGGAGCAGATATATTATTAAATTTATCAAACTTTATCGCAGCTAATCCAAGTAAAGCTGTAGAAAAAATTAGAAAAGATATCATCAAAGCATCTAACCAAGTTAGAGCAGGTGGTGATATTAAAAAAATGACAACATTAAAACAACAATTAGAAAAACTAAACTCAATTGGTGGATTAAAAAAGATAGTTCCGGTTGAGGGTATAGTTTTCAAATACAAAGGAAAAACCTATAAGTTTACTGGTGCTTTCGCACCCGTAAATCAAATATTAGGGTTAGTGAGTTTTTAGTTATGGCCAATTATAGTAAAGAAGCAAAAAGACAAAACGAGGTATTGAAAGATTTAATATCTGGTAAAGAACACGAAAAAAAATACACTCAAGTTGGATATGAGGGTAAACAAGAAAACAAAGGTGGAGAAACTCGTAAATCAGAATTAACTGATATTATGGCAGAAGCAAGAGTTCCTTTGTTTTGTCCTAAGTGTAAAAAAACAATGAAAAAAAGACTTGATAATAAGTTTTGGTATTTATACAAACATTGTTTTGATTGTCAAATTGACTTTGAACACAAATTAAGACTTGAAGGAAAGTATGATGAGTGGGCAACAAACAAAGTAAAGAAAAATCAACGAGCTTGGGTTGATGATATGATACAAGGAATTGAACAATGGAGAACTGAAAGACCAGTTGACCAAATCTATGACATTGGTATTAAAGACCCAGAAGTTGAAATAAAGAAAGCACAAGTTAATGAAGAAGCTTTAAATAAACTTGCTGATGATGCTATAAAAGACTTGAAAAAAATGAGAGAAAACATATAACTAACTATTTATAGGTAAGGAGAAAAATAATGTTAAAAAAACTACTTGGACTACTAGCAGTAATAGGAACAATCTTTGGTGCTATCGCGGGTGCAAAAAAATCTAAAGAGTTAAAAGAACTTGAAAACAAGATTGATGAATCCAAAAAAGAAGAAAAAGATGTAGAAACTAAAATTGCTAAGTTAGAAAAAAATAAGAAAAAGAACAAAAAAGAAATTACTTCTTTAAAAAGAAAACTAACCATTTCTAAAAAGAAAACAACAAAAATGGAAAAGACTTTTGAAAAAGGTGATTCTGATAAAGCCGCAGAGTTCTTAAAAGATTTTAGTAAATAAAGGTAAAGATATGAAAAAGTTAATAGTAATATTGGCTTTGTTTGGGTTTATTTATTCTCAAGATAAAGTTTACACTTTTACTGAAGAAGAAGTCACTAATATGGCTAACAAAGTAAAAGACTTACAAACTCAAGTTGAGGAACAAACAAAGCAAATTAGTATTTATGATGAGTTAATGAAAAAATATGAAAATCAAGCACAAATTGATTCAATGTTAATTTCATTTAAAACTCAACAAGTAGATATTTTAAAAGACCGAGAAGTCTTATATGAGAAACAGATTAAACTTGTTAAACCTAAATGGTATGAAAACAAGTGGTTGTATTTTACATTTGGTGTAGTTGCAACTTCAGTTTCAGTAAAACTTGCCGGTGAAATAGTTGATTAATGAGTGATAAAAAACAATTAAAAGAAGCCATTAAAAGAGAATACGCTAAATGTGCAACTGACCCTGTTTATTTTTTGGGTAAGTATGGAATAATCCAACACCCTGTTAGAGGTAAAGTTAATTTTAATCTATACGATTTTCAGGAAAAATCATTAGAATCTTTTATGAAACACGATTATAATATTGTGTTGAAGGCTAGACAATTAGGTTTATCAACATTAACTGCTGGATATGCTTTGTGGATGATGACATTTCAACAAGATAAAAATATTTTGGTCATTGCTACAAAACAAGAAACAGCAAAAAACTTAGTAACAAAAGTTAGAGTGATGCACGCTAACTTACCAGGTTGGTTAAAACAACCTTGTGTTGAGGACAACAAATTATCATTACGATATAAAAATGGTTCTCAAATTAAAGCGGTAGCGAGTTCTGAAGAATCAGGTCGTTCCGAAGCCTTGTCGTTATTGATTATTGATGAGGCTGCGTTTATCGATAAGATAGACACGATATGGGGAGCCGCGCAACAAACACTAGCGACTGGTGGTAGAGCTTTAGTTATCTCTACACCAAATGGTGTTGGTAATTTTTTCCATAAAACTTGGATAGGTGCTGAAGACGGAACTAATGATTTTAATTTTATTAAACTACATTGGTCAGTTCACCCTGAAAGAGGACAAGAGTGGAGAGATGAACAAGATAAATTATTAGGGCCTTCATTAGCCGCTCAAGAATGTGATTGTGATTTTATCACTTCTGGTCGTGGTGTTATTGATGGTTTACTACTTGAAAAAATGAAAGAAAGTAGTGTAAGAGAACCAATAGAAAAAAGAGGTATAGACTCTAACTATTGGATATGGCAACCACCAAACTACACTAAAAATTATGTGGTAAGTGCCGATGTTAGTAGAGGTGATGGAACTGATTATTCAGCGTTTCACATTATAGATGTAGAAACATTAGAACAAGTAGCTGAATACAAAGGTAAAATCTCTACACAAGATTTTGGAAATATGCTAGTTAATGTAGCTAGTGAATATAACAATGCTTTGTTGGTTGTGGAAAACAACAATATTGGTTGGGCAGCAATTCAACAAGTGATTGATAGAGAATATCCAAACTTGTTTTACACAAGTAAAGATTTGCAATATGTTGATGTTCAACATCAAATGACAAATAAATATAGAGTCCAAGAACGAAATATGGTTCCTGGTTTCTCAACAACACAAAAGACAAGACCTTTAATTGTTGCAAAGTTAGAGGAAATGTTTAGAGAAGAATCAGTTATGGTTCATTCTCAAAGACTAATTGATGAGTTGTTTGTATTTATTTATAATGGAAATAGAGCGGAAGCTATGACAGGGTATAATGATGACCTTGTAATGTCTTTCGCAATAGCCCTTTGGGTTCGTGATACTGCGTTGAGATTAAGAGCAGAAGGTATAGAACTTTCTAAACAAGCAATACAAGGTATCGGACAAAATCCAGGAATTTATACTTCTGAAGTTGAGAAAAATGATTCTTGGGAAATGGATGTTAAAGGGGAGAAAGAAGATTTAACTTGGTTAATTAAATAAGAGGTGAAATATGGCTGAAAGAGATTTATTCAGTAGATTACAACGACTATTTTCTACAAATGTAATTGTTAGAAATGTCGGTGGTAGACAATTAAAAATAGCAGACACACAACAAGTTCAAGCGGTATCCGGTAAAGACTTAGTTGATAGATTTTCTCGTTTGTATAAAAGTCCACACGGAATGAGTGGATACAATCAATCTTTGTATCAAAAAACAATGCGTATGGGATTATTTAGAGATTATGAAGCAATGGATTCTGACCCATTAGTAGCATCCGCATTAGACATTTATGCAGATGAAACAACATTGAAATCAGAATACGGAAAAATATTAAGTATTAAATCTGATAACAACCAAATACACGATATTTTACATAATCTATATTATGACATTTTAAATATTGAGTTTAATCTATACCCGTGGACAAGAAATTTGTGTAAATACGGAGACTTCTTTTTAAAACTTGACATTAATGAAAAGTATGGTATTACAAATGTAGAACCATTATCAAGTTATGATGTTGCAAGAGTAGAGGGTGAAGACCCAGAAAATCCTTATTATACAAAGTTTGTATTGGAAAGTGGGGACATAAGACAAACACAACAAGGAGCAAAAACAGAATTTGAAAACTATGAAATAGCTCATTTCAGAATGATTTCCGATTCAAACTTTTTACCTTATGGTCGTTCAATGTTAGAGGGTGGTAGAAAAGTATGGAAACAATTATCACTTATGGAAGACGCTATGTTGATTCATAGAATTATGAGAGCTCCAGAAAAAAGAATATTCAACATTGATATAGGTAATATTCCACCAGCAGAAGTTGACCAATATATGCAAAAAATAGTTGGTAAAATGAAGAAAGCTCCAGTTATTGATGACAACGGACAATACAACTTAAAATATAATATCCAAAATATCACAGAAGACTTTTTCTTACCTGTTCGTGGTGGAGATAGTGGAACAAGAATAGAAAATCTTGGTGGTTTAGAATATCAAACAACAGACGATATTGAATATTTAAGAAACAAATTATTAGCATCATTGAAGATACCACAGCCTTATTATGGATATGCTGAGAAAGCTGGTGAATCAAAAGCAACACTAGCGGCAGAAGATGTTAGATTTGCAAGAACCGTAGAAAGAATACAAAGAATTATGGTTAGTGAATTGACTAAGATTGGTATCGTTCATTTATACTCACAAGGATATACTGATGCAGATTTAGTTGATTTTGAATTAGAATTAACAAATCCATCTAAAATATATGAACAAGAAAAGTTAGAATTGTTAGGACAACGAATAACAGCGTTCAATGACTTAACAAGAGAAAATTCAGTAACACCTAAAGAGTGGGCGTATAAACAAATTTTTGGATTTTCAGATGCTGAAATAGAAGGATTTGAAGAAAAATTAGTTGAAGATAAAATACAAGAGTTTAGATTAGAGTCAATTAAAACAGAAGGTCAAGACCCTAAACAAGCCGCTGAGCAAGAACAACAAGAAGGTGAAGAAGAACTAGCTAGTAGAACCGGAACTGAAGAAATCGGTGAAGAAGGTGGTTCTCCTGAAGGCGGTTGGGAAGGTGCTGGAAGACCTAAAGAGATGCCACATTACGGAAAAGACGGGAGTGCTAGAGGTCGTGACCCATTAGGTAATCACGAAAGAAAAAAACTTCATAGTTCTAGTCCAAGATACGGCAAAAATTATAGAGAATCATTAGGATTAGATAAGTTAAAATCAAAACTAACTGAACATACTGATTTAATTGATTTAAATTATAGGCTAATGCAGCTGAGTGATGTTGATATATCAGGTAATACAAAAATTAAAATACTTGATTTGATAGATAATGTTAAACCAAGATTACAGAAGTTTAAATTTGAGAAGTTATTCTTTGAAGATAGGTTGTTTATGAACCTACCTAATATTGATACTTGGCTAAATCAACACTTTCTCAGACTGGATAATTATATGAAAAAATAAAATTGTATTATGGGTAGAAAAAAAATATATATAACTGAAGAAGAAAGGAAAGAAGCTCAACGTCGTTGGAATATGGAATACTACGAGAGAAATAAAGAAAAAATCAAACGGCGTGCTGTCAAACGTTATCGTGATAAAAAAATTAATGATATTAAAAAAGATTTATATGGAGAGCAGTAATTGAATCAAGATTCACTTAGCCAATACGGCACTTCATTTCAGAAGAAAATAATAACATCCCTAATATTTAAAAAACCATTCCTACAAACTATATTTGATATATTAGAATCTAATATGTTTGATAGTGAAGCAGATAAATGGTTAGTGAAACAAACCAAAGAATATTTCTTAGAGTTCAAAAAAGAGCCAACGTTAGAGGCTTTGAAAATATCTATAGAAGATATACAAGATGATATCTTAAAGACTTCAGTAATATCTAATTTAAAAGATGTCTACAACTATCGTGAAGCTGATGATTTAGATTTTGTTCAGAAGAAAATGATTGAGTTTTGTAAGAATCAAAGTTTAAAAAATGCTATATTAAAATCAGTTGATTTGTTACAAATTGGTGAATATGATAAGATAAAGACTGTTATAGATAAAGCGATGAAGGCTGGTACATTATCTGATTTAGGACACGATTATATAAATGAACTATTATCAAGATTTGAGGAATCCACAAGAGATACAATAAAAACTCCGTGGGATGTAATCAATGATGTTATGGATGGTGGTTTAGGTAAAGGAGAACTTGGAGTTGTTGTTGCTCCAGCTGGTATAGGTAAGACTTGGTTCTTACAATCGATTGGTGCTGATGCTGTTAAGAGGGGTAAATCGGTAGTGCATTATACACTTGAGTTAAATCAAGCGTATGTTGGGTTAAGATATGATACTAT